TGAGATTGTTGGTTCTGTTGGTTCTGCAACTCCATACCTTTTTGATTGATTGTAAGGTCTTCGTATGAATTCTCCATGTTCATAAATGGGTTGCTAGTATCTAGCTCAGAGAATGCAGCCTTCTGCTTATCCATCTCTACTCGAGACTTAGCGGCTTTACGTTCAGCAGCTTTCTGCTTCTTGTTTGATGACACAGCTTTAGCTATACCTACACCGGCACTAACAACTGCTGCTCCTGCTAATAAAAAACTCATATCTTATTTGTTTTATTTATGTATTCCTCATACTCCTCAAATGTAGCGGAGACAATCTCCTTTTCTAACATATCGATGTCTTCACAATTAGTTGGGTTCTTATGTACGTTAACGAAGACTGAATCCTCATTTGCATATATAACCCTTTTAGTTCCTGGAGTAGACACTACATAACATGGTCCAACGTATACCTCGCTCACCTCTTCAGTTGCTACAGTTATCTCTCCAGCAAGTAAAAACCACACGTGAAGGTGGTTGTGTATTGCCCCAACTACGACAGTGTCCTTACCCATGAACATTTGCCTGACATATACCCCATCAGCAAAAGTATGCTTTAATGGGAATAAGTGAGTATCATGTTCTGTTACTATATCAAAACCATTAGCACTTGCTATTAAAGTCTCTTGTAAGGCTTGGATTTTCTTTCTGGTATTTAATACTGGTAGGTTCATTTGGTTATATTTAATTACTAATATATAATCACAGTCTTAAACCCTTATTTACTACTCTCGAATATATCACAAGCAGTAGCAAACATCTCACTCTTAACGGTGGAATCGTTCTTAAACTTAGCTAAGCCATAATATCCTAATAGAGAGCTAGTATTCACTTTATTATCTTTACTAAATAGTATGAAGTCGTTGGCTGTTGGTGGTACAGTGGTTAAAGCCATATCACAGACTATAACCAAACCTGTTATAGAACTTATAGGTCCTATCTCTATTATACTTGATTGATTAGAAGTATTAAACCCACTACCGTCTACGATCGGAGTACAGTAATAAGCTATGTCACCTACTTGAACTGAGATGTTTATCTCGTTAGAGAATGTTAATGTTATATCTGCCATGTTTTATTTTCTAAGGTTGCGGTGCTGTATATGTGAATAAAGTATCTAATGGTACAGCTCTAGTGGAACTAGTTAAGCCAAATTTGTCAGCCGTTATAGTACCACGTATATAAGCGTGAGTGCCATCTGATGATATAGCAGTTGTTAGATTTGTTAAACCTACAACCGTATCACTACCTCCAGCTGTAGCAAAGTCGCTAGATCCTGGTGACCTAACTACGGCAAAAGTGCCAGTACTACCGAATTTTAGTTCGAAATCCAAGCCCAACATACTATCAGCCTTCCACCTTAATTCTTCTGCATAAATACCGGGTTTACCAGTTGACGTAACGCTTTGCGTTTCAGCCGAAACCGTAGTCCAAGCATCTGGAATATCAGCCCTTATATCTATCACTGGGTCTGGTCTTTGATTGTAAACTTTAGATGCTAACGCAGAGTTAACAGTTGTACTACCATCACCAGCTACTATAGTCATAGTAAATTCCTTTACAGTAGTAGTTGATGGTATAGTGAAGTTGTAAGTTATTGTACCCCCTGCTGGTATTACTTGAACAACATCCTGCAATACGTTTTCGTCGTCTAAAACTTGGTCCGGAACTCCAGTTACAACTCCGGTTCCACCACTAGTAGTTGTCTCTGCAAAACCAATGGTAAAAGTACTGCCTACACTACCATTTATGTTAACCTCTATTGAATCATCCGGAGGATATACCCCACCACCTGGTATAGTATCACCTGAATTTGTTGAATCACCAAACTCAACGGAGTCAATAGTTAAACCTGGATCTGGACCTAGCTCCTTTGGCGTTACATCTAAATGTGTAGACCTACCATTAATAACCTCTCCAGCTTGCAGTGGAGTACTGTGACTCACAATATCCTTAAAGAATAAATCGAAAACTATACTAGTAGTAAAACCATTAACAACAGTCTCACTAACAAAGATCCAATCAAACTTATCAAAACTATCAGTCCAAGCGCTAGACAATGGATATATGAAAGGAGTATTTGTCAATGCCCAACCACCTGATGCAGTTGTGTAAGTAGCACTGTCAGCTGTCATTGTAACTGTAGCTACCTTTGTAGACACGTTATTAAGTATAGTACCATGCATGTACGACACGTGAGGTGTTGCGGTAGTGTAATTAGCGATACTTATACCATCAGCTGCTACCAAACCTATAGTAGCATTTGGTGCTCCGTCAAATGGATGGACCAAAGCTATTTGAATGTCTATAGTGTCTAGTAGCGGTATAGCTTTACCTGATATATTTAATTCAAACAAAGTATTGGCTAATGGCATTACGAAAGCATCAGTGAAATCCACTGTTACAGATATAGTGTTAGTAACTTCACCAGCAGTACCGGTATCTGCTAATACTATACTGGCAACCCCACTGGGTGTTGACCCTGATGCAAATCCTCCAGCTACTTTACTAACAGAGAAACCAACATCAGGTGTTATAGTTAACACTCTAGTGGTTATGTCTGCGGCACCACCGGTGTGCGTAGTTGTGGATGATGTTATTGTGCAATTAGTTAATGCCATTATTCTCCGTTTTGAATTGTTACTGTAAAGTCTGTTTGTTCTGGTGCTACCACTGAGGTCACCGTGCCTATGCCTTGTACGGAGAACTCACTAGTGTCTAGGTTTTTTAACGTAGTAGTCTCACCAAATATATGATTAAACCATTTCCCTTCTTTATCTATAAACTCAGGTACAAGTCCTTCCTGTAGGTCCGTAGTAAAAGAGGTTACATGCCAACCCTTCTTTTCTACTAGGTTATAATATTCTCCATCACCAGTATTTACTGATACTTTAGCTTGTGTACCTTCGTAGTTCATAGAGCCAAAGCTCTTAACACTACCAGGGTTATCATTAAATAAAACATCGATAGTAGAATCGTAATGAATCCCATATATTAAATTAGCAGGAGTGCTCTTGTCATAGTGAGACCATAACCCATCATCTTTAGCTGTTAAGTATTCCCCATTTATAGATAAACCTGTTTGAGGTGTGAATGACTTGAAGCTGGTCCAACCTTTAGTTTTCTCGCTAAAGGAAACCGTGGTATCTGGAGTTTTAGGTTCCAGCACACTATGTCTATCGTAAACTGCTGGTGTGTACCTCAAGGTGGCATTATACTCCCCTTTTATTTCATCGTAAGTACCAACAACCTCGTGAACTTCTTTTAGGTTGTCTCTAAACCAAGTCGTCATACCTGCAGCTGAAACAGGTGTTAGCCCATCTTGAGATAACCTAAGTACAACCCCTCTTTGTTTATCTGAGAAGTACATCCTGAAGTTATCTAACGCTAGTGATTCTGGGTTTTTAGATATTCCGTAATCCCCAGCGAAGCCAGATGCATCACCAAGTACGTTTGAAGAAGCCGTTACATTAGAGCTTCCATCAGCGTTGAATAATGCATCCTTATTAGCTAGTATCTTTAATACCTTATCTTCGCAGAAAGCCACTACGTTTGTGTCTCTACTTTTTAATGCTTGTATAGATCCATATGTAGGATTTAAGTCCTTAGTGATGCTCTCTGCCATGTTAAACTCATTGAGGTTGTTAGTCCCGCTAGTTGAGTTGTATATACCAGAATATATTAAACCACTTGATCTCCTCTCTTGCCCATAGTCATCTAGAGTTGTGGATACTTTAACTCCATTGTCTATTGTTGGTGCGTTATAGTCATCTCTTATTCTATCAGACTCTAAGCCATTACCAAATGAGTAGCAATTGTACCAAGGTAATTGAGTTTTATACTTATACAGTTCGTTATCCAATCTAAGATAAGGCGTTTGTGATACAGATATTTCGTAATCATTATCCTCTGTGTCATAGGTAGTCATGTAATCCACAACGGTAGACTCGGTTATAGTACCATCCGCATGTATAAACCTAATGGTATCACCTATCAACACATTGAAGGTATAAGTACCTGTGCTGGTAGATTCTCTAAGCGATACTACATCTCTCACCATGGTCTTAACTACTAAGTATGTAGCAACTATATTGCTAACCACTAAACCATCTCTAACTATCTCTATAACGGATCCGACTGGAGCAAATGATTCGTTATTAGCTTCAGTTAACCTCATTGGTAGAGAATTCGTAGCTTCATAGTAAAGGTCTAGACCTACATCTTCTTTAGGTTCAGTCTCCCATATAGCGTTACCTTGATCTACTAATAAATTCTCAGATGAATTAAACATAGGCTCAACTATATTTATAGTAGCAGTGGAAGATCCATCGTGCTTCAATACTCCTCTTGGGTCGAAGTCGTTAACATCTAGCCCTACAGTGGTATTGTCCAGCCTAGCAAATTTAACTAAGAAGGATCTCTTATGAGAGGAGCCCCAGCTTTCATTAGGCTCATTACATCCACCAATAGTCGGATCATTCTGAAATGTCCTAGCAGCTCCGGTTACTCCACTGCCTGATTTAACCTCGTATACAACCGAATTCGGGTCAGTGCTAAACCTAAACAAAGTACCTACAGTACTCATTTTAGTTTTGAATAGTAATGTATCACCACTACCATAATTCTCTCTTCTAATAGAGAAGTGCATAGCATTCATACCCGTTACACCGCTGAGGTGGTGTAAACCATTCTTAGTTCCGAAACTACCATTGTAGTAATCTCTAGTTCTATCTAGATACCAACTTACCTTGCTAAAACCAGTTGATCCATGAGCCTCCCAAAAGCTCTTACTCTCTCCGTCATATGCACACTTAGCAAACTGAGCTTCGACATTTGCTGCGGTAAAATAAGGTCCATTCCAACTGTATGTACTCAAGGTACCATTAACCGCTGGGTTTGTTTGTATGTTCTGTATATAAGCGTGTTTAAATGTGTCCTTAGTTATGTAAGTAATACTATCACCACTCTCACCAAGAACATTAGAGGTTAAAACCCCATCCTTATATATTTTTACAAAGAACTTACCATCAAATTCAGGTCTATTCTCTACTACAGCATCCTTTATTTCTAACCTATACTCTACCCCAGAGGTTCCCAATGTGCTTGTCATATCTGCTGATTCACCTATCGGATCTACTAACATTACTTCGTGAGCACTATCGTTAAGTCTAGATATTCTAGCCCACGCGGAGTACATTACTTGACCACTAGCAACCCCTTTTACTCTAGCCCAACCTATGCCTTTGAATTTTATATCACTGAATGCAGCATCCCATGCTGTACCTGGGAACTCTACGACATTAGTAGCGCTTATGCTAGATACGTCACTTATACTTAAGCTGCCAAGTATCTTAGCTGTAGTCTTAATGTAATCAGGTGCTTCATTCTCTATAGCTAGTATCTTGTACCTAGCCTCATCTAGTACAGGGTCTTGACTGCCATGCCTGTTCTTTAGTATTATGTACGTGTCCTCGTCTAACTTATTCCTATCCGCAGATTGAAACGATAACCATATGTTACCATCTTCAGAGTCGTACCACCTATCCATTGCAAGGTTATAGTACTCGTTAGTAGTTTCCTTTATGTAGTACTTATAATAATCCATCCAACCCTCTATAGGTGAATTCCAATCTTGCTGAGCACTTAACTTATTAGTCTCGTGTGCATATTTCTTCTCTACGTTAACGTCACTAGTTGTTATACGCCCGTCTTTAGTTACTGCGCCTGCAGATATGACAGGTGTCTCCCTACCTTGTTTATCCCCGAATACTATACCTAACTTGTACTTCCTAATAGACTTTACTGAAGCTTCAGGTAACAAACCATCTCCATGAGCCTTAGTCACACGTCTTTGTATAACTGCTACTGGGTTGGGTACATTATAGTTTTGCAGGTAATTCCCATACAAAACCCTATTACCAGTAACCTCTTGAGCTACAGCTTTTCTAGGTACATTATCCCAAGCTCTAAGGAGTTGAGACGAAGGTAGAGCTCTGTGTATCATATCAGAGGTTATCTCCAATATACCACTAGAACCAGTTGCAGCACTTTCGTCCCACTCAGGATCTTTACCACGTTCGATAGTCTTTACTATATACACGTTAGGTGATGAAGTATCTTTGTATAGAATATCTACACTAACCACATCATCAGGTCTCAACGAATCCTCAACCACAAAATCAGTGATCTTTAAATCCCTCAAGTTATTCACCATACCTAGGTTATAACCCTTCTTTGGTACGTAATCAAATTCTCCAGGTAAAAACGCTAGTTCTGACCAAGGAGCAAAAGATGAGAACTCACCATCTTGGTATTTATATCTATAACCAAACCTACCTAATTTCAATTCAAATATAGGTTTAGGTTGTTCCAGCTCTATCACCCAATCCTCTTGAGCGTTTGTTAGAGTGGTGGGTATACTTTCTATTTTAAGTTGATACAAACCTAGTGTGGTATCTGCCACTTCAACTACACACCTAACTACTGATAGTTCACCTAAAGTGTCTGCATTCTCCAATATCAATACATCACCAACCTGAAAAATACCGCCAGATATAGATACATTAGATACTAGAGTAGAAGCCAATAATGGCCCGTTACCGTCAGCGAAAACTTGAGTGCAGCTACCGGTTATATTACCGCTCCTTTTTGAGCTTGACATCAATAATTTAGGAGCGACTCTTGGCGCTCTTCTTATTACTGTTATGTGCTCCTCTTTAAGATCACCGTAGTTACCGATGTCTATAGTATTGATATTAACTAAAGTACCTAGAGCTGACTCTGGGTTACTGATCATTAAGTTGGAGTGTAAACTAAAGCTAGGGGTACCAGCTATGCATCTATCTATATTTATTTTCTTTGGCTCAGAGAAGTTATCAGTCCAGAATAGAAAGTTATCTATTATATTTATACCAGTAATCGACTTCTTCTCAGTGACTGTGTTTCTACTGAAGTTCAGTGTTTTAGGCGCTATAAACTTCCAATACAAAGCAGTAGTTAAAGCAGTAGCTACTACTCTATCAAAGTATATAACATTACCAACCACCTTCCGTATAATAGGATCACCAGTTAGGAAGGCATCAGTGGAATCACTCATTAAGGACGTACCACTAGCATTGTAAGCCTGTACAGCCATTCCAGGTCTAAGAGTATCAGTAACACCTGCAGTTAAAGTTAGTGAAGTGAACCCAGCTACGTTACCGCTTGGGCTATTTAAGTTAGAGTGAGTGTTATGTACTTCAAATATATCTACAACAACAGGTTTAGTTAACTTAGTAACGGTATCGTATTGTATGATTAAGTCTTTGAAGATCTTTAACTCTGTTATATCAGCGTTAGTAAAGAGTTCTTCCTTAGTCCACACTGGTGGTGATGCTAAAAAGAAATAAGCTTTATCAGCCTTCTCATCAGCAACAGAACCAACCATGGTGGTACTATAAGGGGCCCAAGAGTTTGTTAACTCCAATTCAGTCGAAGCTAGCCTTTCTATAGTTCCATAGGAAGTCTGAGCAGTACCAGCGTCACCACCGTCCGATGTTCTAACTTCTATATTTAAAGCGTCCCTATACTCTCCTTGAGGAACTAATCTCTCATCGAGATCCTTGTTCATCTTCCCAGCTTGAAACGTATGTTTTATCTCTGACATAAACTATTACTTAATTGGTTTACTAAGACCTTTTAGCACTTGAGTGAACTCTTCCATTTTAATGTTGGACAGTCTAATCTTAGCTTTCCTAGTTTCTGCGAACTTCTCTTTCTTGTATCTAGCTATTATGTTCTCTGAGATACCTGATCTACCAGATAACACTCCATACATGATATGCTTATATACAGCTTCTTCTGCAAACTTGTGGACAACCATCTCAGCATCTGTCCCTAAGCCATCGCTTATGTACTTAAGCGTAATAGTCTTACCAACTAAAGAGGACCCGAAGTGTATAAACCCAGTGGCGCTATCTATGTAGAAAGTTCCATTATCTTGAGCGTGCTGAGGATCTAGACCGTACCTACCACCCTCACTACCTGAAGCTTGACTCCCGTCAATTGATCCCAGGGTATTGTAATTATTACGTGTACTCGAAGTATACGGGTTAACAGCCGCTTCAGCACCACCGTATAGCTGTGTAGCGAGCACGTTTTCATTAGACCACTGGTAAGTCCCAGAGGGGTTTTGAGCTATGGGGAAGGGATTAGATGTTTTGCCCGTAGGGTATAGAGGGTTTTCAACGCCGTTACTACCTACTCTGACTACCTTAGTGTAGTTAACGTAGTCCTGTGGGAGATACATTACTAAGCTTGGTGGTACTTCTATTTCGTAAGCTTTATGAGACTTGAGAACATCGTATGATAATTCCTGTATAGCTCTCATCCCATGAAATTGTATATCAGTTCTACTGACTTTACTTATCAATTTACCCTCACCCACATACACTACCATGAACGAACTTATAATATCGTCTAAGGTTACAAACTGGTAATTCCCCTTATTGCCAATGGTATCGTTATACGCTTTATGTGTTATTCCATTTAGTAATCCCATAATTATCTATTTTCTTTTGCTTCTTTAACTGCTTGGTTTCTAAGTATAACCTCAGATAAACCTGGTTTGTTTATAACAATACCTGCAAGTTCTAATATTTTATTTGTCAAGTTACTCTCTTCTGAATTGTGTATAACAAAGTTAATTGAAGTGCTCGAGTTGTATAGAGCCTTATTCCCAACTACGTTATAACCCCACTTAGGTAACCCTGGTTTAATTATGTAATCACAAAGTATTGCAGCACTGGGAGTAGGGTATAATACTATTGATAAAGCATTCTTCCTGTAGTACGTTGGCATACTAGCTAAAGGCTTAAGTTTTGAGCTACCCATTACGTAAGCCCAATCACTCTTGTCAATCTCCTCGTATGTAATATAGTTTGTAAGTCCGGAACTTGTGGGGTCCGAAATGCTAGTATTAGTTATATTTGCCAATGCTTCATCCACAGCCCAGTTGTAGATTTGAGTATAAGTTACAGTTACAATATTATTGCTAGACGTAGCTGAGTGATATGGACTGTAATTATTGACTGCGTAAGTGAACTTCTGTGCTATCTGGGTACTTGTATCAGTACCTAAAACCCCGATAACAACATCATCCTGTAAAGAATTATTTATTGTATCTGCACCTGTATTAAAGATGAAATCGAATTCCATTTCTGCAAGCGCCCCAATACTACCGCGGTAAGAGCGGAGGCGGACTTTAGATGACTCATCTGTAATATCACCACCATCACCGAATGTTATTTTAACCACTCTATGCGATTGAGGTTTACTATAAACATTCTCTAACCAATGGATTTGACCGCTAGCAATTCCAATAGTTCCTTCAGCGGATATACTACCACCAACTACTCTGTGCATAGCAATCTTCTCACGAATAGTATCTATATCATCAGATGTTTTACTCTGACTACCCGGGCTTAACAATGCCGTTTTATAATCGTGGAAGTATTGGTTAAAAATGTCTAGCTGAGCCTTACCTGCTAACAAGTTAAACTCTTGAGGCGTTATATAACCTCTCTGTTCTTTATTAGCTAGAGCTAAAACCCTTTGATATACTGTATCTATGCTTATCGCCATTTTCCTTTACTTTATGCTATTATTTTACAATAATATAATCACATAAGATAGTGATATGTTACTATGGGAAACAAAAATAGCCACCCGGTTAAGAGTGGCTACAAGTGTTGTAACTAATTATATTAGTTTAATCGTTTCTCGATTGAGTTTAAAACCTCCATACCCTCGTCGGTCTTAAACCAAGATGCAAGAGCTGAATATGGGTGTTCGTCGAACGGAACAGTCATTAACTTCCTGTTGTTAGATCCCCACGTGAAAGTCCTGTTATTATCAGATAATTTAATAATACCAAACTCAGTGGCTTTTATACCAATATTCCTAAGGTGTATATTATCGTCACCTAGTAAGTCTAGGAACAGGTTAGGGTTTCTCTTAGCAAACACAAGTAAATCTCGTTTAAGCTCCTTAGAACTCATAGTAGACACCTTAGATCCAATCTCAGCACGCATGATTGCTTCTGCCATGTCAATATCTAGTTCGACAGCAGCATTCATTGCTTCCAATTCTAACTCTATACTATCTGTCTCGTATTCCGCTATAGCCTCATCATCTCTCTCTGCATACGTATTACCCTTCTCTGGGTGATACAATGACAGTAACTTCTGAAGAGGTTGTAGGTTTTTAGGGACCATTAATACTCCATTGAAAAATGTTACATTAGCTAACTGCTTATTTCCAACCATCTCGTCTACAAAAACCGTCTTTTGATTTCTAGTATACAACAATTCTCTTTCGTAGTTAGCCTCAGGATCAAAGTAATACCTACCTTTGCAACGTATTCTATATGTCAATGGTGAAACGTTATTTAATAGGTAGTAAAATCTATCTTTGAGTTCCCAAGCATCTTCTTGTTTTTCAACAATAGGCTGCTTCACTGACTTAATAACTTCTTGTTCTACAATAACCTCCTCGGTCACTGCTGTTTTTTTAGCTTTACCCGCCATAATATAATATAATTAAAAAGATTAAAAAAATATAACCGAAGAGATTTGTCCCTTCGGTTATATAATATTAGATATTACCCACGTAACATCATGAAGTTGTTAGCTCCTTGCACAACTAAGCAGCGCTCAGTTAACATGTGCATTTGCATTGCATCTAAAGCAGATGTAGTAGCTCCAACAGAACCAGTGGTCCATGTTTTGAACTTTCTGTTATCTGCTTGAGAAGCTCTATAACGAACGTGTAAGAAAGGACGTTTCAAGTTCTTCCCTAAGTTTTGATCATATACAGATGAAACTCCAGCTGGAACAAATACCCCTTCGATATCCCCTGCACCAGCACCATCAATTTGTCCATCAACAACTCCACCACGAGTAGACTTATCGTTTAAGTACTTCCAGTCAGTTTTATAGAAGTCATAAGAACCTCTTCTAAAACCAGAGAAACCTAAGTTTAAGGCCATGTCTTCATCATTATCGAATACACCATAAGCAGATCCAGAAGCATTGTTACCTAAACCAGCTAACATATCATCGATTTGTAAAGCCATAGTTCTATCTAAGAACATCATGTACTCTTCGATAGCTCCTTGCTTATCAAACTCCTTAAGTATAGCGTCAAAGTCAGTCATAGCGAATGCAGTTGATCCATAAGATACATTACCCCTATCTGTTATAGCAGCGAATAAACCTTCCGAACCATCAACAGGTACAGTAGAACTCGCGGTAGTATTCGTCAATTCAGCTTCTATCATTGCCATTTCACAATAATCAGTAAACCTAGCTTTAGTATCACCTGCAGCCTTTAAGTACCATAAGTAACCACTTTGTCCTTCTTCACCAGAAACTTCTACCCAACCAATTTGAGATGCATCAGATCCTGAAACCTCAAACAAATCTTTCATGATAATTGGCTTGTTAGAGTAAGACTTAAAAGTAGGACTGTTAGACCCTGTTCTTCCCTCTTGACCTTTAGCAAACTCAGAACCATAAACGAATAAAGACACAGTATTACCAGCCGCTATATTAGCATGCGTAACTAGAGTAGCCACCGAATAAGGTAGTACTGTCACAGCCAGAGCCGTAACGTCGGATACGTAACATTTAACCGTTGCACCAGAAGTACCAGCTTTAGACACAATAACAGTGTCACCAACACGAACACCATGTCCTGCTTCTCCAGTCGCATCAACTGAATTACCATCAATATCTTCTGCTATAGTTATAACTCCAGTACCACTCACCAAACCTGTGTAAGATAAGTGAAGACGACCTTGTTCAGACCATACAACTCTATCAGCTTGCATAGCTTCTTCAGCTCCTACTTGCTCTAAGAATCCAGATACGGATCTATTACCAAAGACTTCAGCTTCTTTTGCCATAAGGTCTGGAACATACTGTTGTCCCCAGCCTTTAGTAGCAGCCGACGTAAAGTCTATATAGTTAGACGCTAGAGCTACCGCCGCTGGCGTTGGGACCGTGTTTAAGTTCGTTCCCGGATTAATTACTTGTATTGCCATGATTTAAAAAATTTAAAGTTTAATTATTTCTTTTTCCTAATTTTGAATTTGAAGTCATCTGAACCTTCACCAAGCACTCTAACTTTTAGACCACCTACGTTTGTTTCACCGTGAGTACCCCTAGAATTTACGTCAATGTTTTTGCTTTTAGCTATAGTCTCCTTGATCGCATCTGCCTTACCTTGTTCATAAAAGTGTTGTGCAATTGCATCAGGGTTATTAGCCGTAAACAATGATTTGTGGTATCCCTTAGCATCACTCATCTTGTTATCTTTATCCAAAAACTTTTGAACAAAGTTACCAATATCGCCTTGGTCTGCCTTTACATCGTTGACATTCTTAACATTAAACCTAAACCTTTTGTCCCCAACGTTATATTCAAAACCTTTGAAGTTATCGTTAAAGACAGTTTCAGTCTTCTGCTTAAAGAACTCTTTCTGAGATTTAGCGTGCTTATCCGCTTCTTCTGACTCCTTGTTGTATCGATCGAAAAAATTAACTGCCTTCTGTTGCTCATTAGTGAGCTTACTACCAGCTTTAATCTCTTCATAATATTTAGACTTTTGCCCGTCTATATAGGCCCTCGCTTCAGCAACTTGCTCTTTCATAGCGATTTTCTTTCCTCTAACTGTTCTCTCTTCATCCATGTCCTCGTCGAACCCAAACCTATCTTCTAATAAGAAGTTTCGTTCCTCTGCTGATAGATGTGGTTTAGTGGCTTTGTAGAACTGATCTAATACTTCTGAGTTGTCTAACTTTGAAGTGTCGGCATTTAACTTGACGTAATCGCCTAAGTCACCACCAGTGTCTTCCATGAAGTCAACTAATTTTTGTATATTCTCTGGTAGAGCATTTACAATATCAGGGGTTTCAACTACCACCTCCTCAGCTTCATCTACAACTTCGTCAGTTATCTCCTCTAGTGTTGATACCTCTTGTTCTTCCCCTTGCGGTTGTACTTCTTCTTGTTCTTCTGAGGTTTCGGGGTTCTCATTGCCGCCCACCATTCCTGCTGGCTCAGCTCCTGCTTCTTCAGTTTCATTGGTTAGGGGTTTACTTAAGTCTACCTTTACAACGCTATCGTCTCCAGCGCTCTCGAATTTGGCATCAACTACTTGTTCTGTAACTTCCTCTGCCGTGATCCCTTGATCTTCTACCATAATAAAATACTATAAAATTAAAAACTATCTAGGTGAAAACTTATCTAATCCTAGTCCACCTCCAACTATATCATTACCTGATGACTCAAACTTTTTAAGTGATTCACCCTTTTTTATTGCTTGCTGATTTTCAGCCTGCCTATCTATTCTCTCGTCTTTCCTATCCTCTCTACTAGATTCTCGGTTGTTTATTGTCTCATTCTCCATGCCACTAAGCTTCATGCTTAATTCAAACTCATGGTTCATTAAGTCTTTTTTAACTAAAGCTTCTTGTTGTAAATAAGCTATCTTTAGTTGATTCTTAGTTTCTTCCAGCTTACTCTCTATTTCAGCCTTAGCTTGTTCTTTCTGTGTCTCAGCTTGAGCTGCAGCTTGTTGGGCTTGTATGTTAGCATCAGATTGAGCTTTAATATTCTCCTGCTGCATAGCTTGATCTCTATCAGCCTTTCTCTTTCTCTTAATCTTGAGTAATTGATTGGCTAACTTGACGTTCCTAACGTCCCTAAGATCTATAGCGTCATCAAGATCAATCATCTTCTGACCTAAAGCCATTTGGATATTTTGCTCTAGTATCTGCTTCTCCTCGTCGTCCGGTAGTAGCTCTATGAATATCCCAAAATCATACAAGTGTAAGTCTTTAATCTCCTCTAATGTAGCTACGTTATGAGCCCCTATAGATTGAATGAACGCATCCCTTGTTGGTGAGTACTCTACTATGTCTGATATTCTAAGCGACAAAGCCTCGGCAGTCTCAGTAGTTAATAGTAACATTGACTGTAATATGTGTCTAGTAGCCACGTTAGAGTTGGCCGCCGCTAGCTTTTGAATACCTACCAGTGAGTTCTTATCTGGAGTGGAAGCATCTCTAGCCTCGTTCAGACCAGTAACATCACGTATCATTTGAAGATAGTAGTTGTATGTAGTTATAAGACTTTGAATCTTATTACCACCGCCACCATTCTGTATTTGTTGTATTGGTATTTTACCTGGGTTAGGGTCTCCTTCAGACGTAAATGATCTACCTATGACAGAACCAGTCTGGAAGAACATATTCAAAGCCTCTTGAGGCGTGTAGTTAGTTCCGTTACCTAAGTCTATCTCAGCTAAACCATCAGCATCTAAATAAACTCCGTCTGGTACCATCCTAGACATTACTTGCTGCAGTTTCAAGTGCGTAAGCTGGATCATGTCAGCGAAGCCAGTAATTCTACTTACTAGAGATTCTATTTTACCATTGTACATCCTAGGCGCTACTATGCTATAATTCATCTTAACTTTAGTGAAGTTAGATTTTGTACGCATCATGTTTTTGGCCATCTCCCATTTTAACAACTTATCGGTACCTAACACTAACACGCCTTCGTATAAGCATTCCGTAACTCTCTCCAACTTGCTAAAATTACCCTCCAAGTCTGTTGGTGGGTTAAACCTATCATTCTTCTGTATTGCCTTCTCAGAACCTGTACCAGTTTCTTTTAGCTTATAAACATCGTTAGCATGTGTTTTATAATTGAAGTATAATATAGATATTTTATTCTTATCCCCATTCAACCTCTTAGAAGCTGAGCCTCCTGAGTTTTCAATAATATCCTTTATCTGATCTTCACCTAGATCAGGGAACTCTTTTACTAATTCATTTATAGGTACCTCCTTGACTTCGCCTATATAGTATATGTCCTCAAAGTAGGGTGAATCCGTATGCGAATAAACTAAGTTAGCCGGGTCTACGTACTGAGCTTTAGCTCCTTCGCTCCAATCAAATGTAGTCTTTGTTGCACCTATACCTATAGTCACTAAGTCATAGATTATCCTACGTCTAGTTAGGTCGAACTTACAGCCTTCCATTAAAACATTGATAGCTTGCTCGTTAGCTAGCTCAATTGCTTGCTTATAATCTAGTTGCATATGTAAAGCCAACTCCTCCTCTGTTTCAGGTAGATCCTCTTTTTTATTCTCGTAGAGGTTCATATTTAAGCTCTGTTGAGCGGCATCATTGAACTCTTTAGACTTCATATCACGTATCATAGACTCCATATATTCAGTTCTCTTACTAACGCCATAAGAATCCTGAGAGTAGGCTTTAACATCATAAGCTCTCTGAGCCATACCGTTAACTACAATATCCACAAACTTAGATACTATTGGAACTGGTTTCCAGTCTAGGTTTAAGTACGATAAATCACCATTAATAGATAACTCATCTTTATATTTTTGTATTGGCTGTTCACCTCTGGCATATAACCTCAACTTGTGAAAGTTATTAGTCATATCACCATACTTACTAGTTGACCCGGAAAACCACTCGTGCTCTATGGCTCTAGCAACTTTGAGCCCGTATTCGGAACTCATCTTCTCTAGATCACTTACTGCTTGGGATGGGAAGTTTATAACAGACTCTGCCATATCTACGTTTTAATTATTCTTGAATTCAATCCGGTATTAGTATACCTAGATACGCTTATATCTAGTGGTTGCCTATTCACTTCTGGGTTTGGTTTATATAGATGTCTATTACAAGCCATTATGGCTAAGCCAGAGCTTATAGCAGCATCATACTTTGTTCTCTTATTTATATCAAACCTACTCCAATCACTCAATGTATCAGCAAAGTATACATTACCATAAGTGCCATCTTCTAAGTGACCAACGTGATCGTTGATGTACATTTCAATCGCAGCGGCGTGAGCTTGCTTAATATCTTCACTAGAGTTGGGCATTCCACCCACCTCCTTCTCAGTTACAGAAAGCTTGTTCCATATCTTATCAGGTCTGTTCATGCTAAAACCCCTATAACCTCTCCTACGTAAATAGTACAATAGGCGGGGTTTATTATTCTCAGCGAGTATTGGCATCCCGTAGAATACAAGTGCCATTAGAACGTCCTCAAAGAAGATCTCAGCGGTCTGAGGTCTAGCAATATATTCTAAGAAGAATGTATTTGCTGGTGCATCTTCCATACTGAACTTAGTTAACCCGTGTAAAGCTCCTTTAGAACCTTTCTCGTCAACAGTTCCACTAATGTCATAGCTATCACAACCGAAGGCTCCCATGTGTTCGTTACCTGGCCACTTAACGCCATTTTTTATTATGACATTATTCTGCATTCCCTGCCCAGGAACCCAGCTAACTTTAAATCTACCCTTTGGGTCTGGGTTGAATGTAACTCTAGTATCCTTAATTCCATTTTCCCACTGAAAATTACCAGTGGTTAAAACAGAAGCGCTTTTGTTACCCTCATTGTAATCTATCTGCTCATAAATCTTAACTAGATTAAATAAGCTGTTTTTTGTTTCATCTCTAAAAGCGTGTTCCTCCGTTCTAGGGAATTGTCTATAGAACTCGTTAAGACCATCTTGGTCCTCTCTAAGTCCCTCCACTTCATTCTCCCAATAATCTACAACCCCAGTTTCTATTAATTCACCAGTTGGTCCGAAGACATCATTGCGTGGATTGTCAAAGACTGGAACTCCGAACTCATCAATAAATCCTTCATAGTTCCACTCCATTGGCACAAACAAAGAATATAAACCAGATTTTGTCTGTCCATTTTTGTTTCTTTTATTTACCTGTGAATCTTCGTATAGCTTCTTAAAGTTCTGACCACCCTTATCTAGTGCGTTACTAGTTGAGCCCATCATACACTTACCGATTACTCGACCACCCAATCTAAGACAAGTCTTTGTAACTCGCCAGTTGTTCAGGATATTGTCAGGTCTCTCCCATTTACCACTTTCATCGTGGACTAATAAGGAGAGCTTTTCACCATCGTAGCTATTGTCCCCTGTATTCTTCCAGTCAATAGTAGTGTCAAGACCCTCCATGTCATCAGCCTCTTCGGTTTCCTTCATCTTCCTTCTAGTGAATTTCTTAGCCGGAATACGGTAAGCTAGTTCACTTTTAGGTCTATCCATACCATCTTGAATGGGCTTAAAGAAGAATGGGTAATTAATACTTATAGGTACTATTTTATCCGTAAACATCTTCTTAGCATCTCCACCACTTTTGGATAAGACTCCAAATCTACTATCACTTGCTAATGTAGCTAAATTAACGGTTTCAGCTGAACTCATGAAAGAAAAACCTGAACGTCTATTCTTTAAATAACACATACCGTAGCAACGCTTATCAGCTTTACATGCCTCCCAAAATAAGAAGAACAATCTGTTAGCCTCACGAAAGTCAGGCGCACCCACGTCAATCTTACTCCACTGTAGGTACATGTAATAACTGCCTGTTAGGTAGATAGGTACACCGTTGTTCATGAACCAAAAACCTTCTTCCCTTCTCTTAAACTCTTCGTCTATGTATTTGTAATGTATTTCCTTAAATTCAGCCGGTTGGTTATCCCAGTCAAATCTAGTTTTTATATTCTTAAAGGCAGGGTTCAAAGCGAACTGCTTCCACTTCTGCTTATTAGGATCTTTATCGCAAGAGAATACATCTTTAGGTACTTTAGGCAGAGCTACCTTCAACCCTTGGATCTCAAGCACTTCACCCACTTGACCACTCTTAGATACAACTACGACATCGTTTTCTTTGTTGTGGCCGTAATCCCACTTCTTGCTCTTATTCAACCTATCTATGGTTGTAAGTCTAATGGGTTCTATTACTTTATATAGTGACTGTTCGTACATTACTTCTTCCTCCCTTCGGCGAACCCTTGAAACTTAGGTTTACTCGCTTCGTTTTTAGATTTATCTAGATCATCTAAGATCCTCTGCTCCTCCTCTATCCTGTTAAGTATTTCAAATGCATCAAATATAGCCAGCTTCTTGGTTGCCGCAGCATTTTTCAGCTTATCAGCAGTCAGATCGTCATCCGAGTCAACTATAGGTTCTTTAGCTACCTTTATCAATTCATCAACTGCTATGTGCCCAGCTTGGATTATACTCTTCTTCGTTTCCTTTATAGTCATACTTGGTGTTTATATATCTAGTCATAACCCTATACATTCTCTTACCCCCAACAACGAATTCAAACTCGTCACCTGGTGAGAAACCAACTAAATCCCCCACATCATAAGTGCCATCAGTGTATTTAACTATACCCACCAACGGTCGTTCGGTATCAACCCCTAGATAATCTGTGGATTTTAATGGCTGTATAAAACAAAAACCATTCATACTAGCCCACTCGTTAGAACCGTCAGGTTTGTGTAGGAATATTTGATCAGTTGCTATCAAATATCTACCCTCGCTTAAGAATGATCTACTATTCTTCTCCACACCCTTCATGTTATGCCAACGCCTAAACACATTATGGTGTATCAGTAGTTTGTCTCCGTTCCTTATATTAGTAGCATTAGTCTTTGGTACCTCAACAACTATAGCCTCCCTATTAATATACTGATGGTTAGATACTTCTGTATTTAGTATTAAACTCTTATTCCCAACAGGGGTGGAATTACTATACCTGTCTCCATCAGGTTTGACTAGGAAGTCAAATAAACCTATCATTTGTAATTGAGGTTATATTCAACGGATATAGCCATATTCTTATTGAAATCTTTCCACGGTATGTGGATATCACCTTTGCTTATATATATAGAGTACTTAGTTTCGTTTTCTATAATGTCAGTAATAGTATGACCGCCATAAACCTCTTGCCCCACGGCATAGTGCATTGCATCGTTCTTGTAATCCTTACCTATAGTTATCTTCCTAATTATGTGATTCTCCATCAGCGGGGTAGTTAATAGTACCGTCCTTTAAGTCTACGTCAAAAGTACCATACTCAGTTTTTAATTCTCGTTGCTTTTCAGATATCATCTCCTGCATGTCAGTAAATTGATGTAGCAGTGAATGTTTAGATGCTTCTATGTTACCTATCTTGAATTGCACCGCGTTGATATTGTTAACTAATTCTTGTAGGTTCTCTAAATGTTCAGCCGTTATTTTAGCTGGTTTTGGGTTTAAATCCATAATCTTATTTTTCTTAGCCATTGTATTATATTTAATTGTTATTTACTTTTCTTTGCTTTCTCTAATGATCTACCACCAAAGTAAGCACCTATTACTGTTATTAAAACCAACTGAAGTAGATCTGTCCATTTTGCTTCTACCACAAATGCTATAACCCCAGCATCAATGAATATCATCAATACAGTGGATACTACTAGAAATATTAAAACCATTGGTCTGGTATTCTTAGACAACCAAGAATCAGAAGCCATATCAGCTTTCCACCTATCAGTGACCTGCTTTTCCATTTCTATTTCATAGCTAGCTACTAGCTCTTTTATCTTCAATCTAGCGGCTAACTTCTCATCTTTAGAAGTATGTAAGTTATCTACTATACTTCCAACACTATTAACTAATGCTGTTGCTCCTGATGATAATATCTTGTTCAGTACACTCATCTGTCTTTATCTTTTATCATGTCATCTATTGCTTTATTCATAACCTTATCCGTATAGGA